TTCGGAACATGGGTTTGTTCCATAATGGATTTCAGGGTCTCTACGGCCATACTTCGCTGCCTGCTTCTGCGCTGCTGCAACATTATAGATTCCACGTTCGCCAGACTTCGAGTCATAAAGAGATTTCCATTCTGCAATAAATTGCTCCATTTCTGGCTTACGTGAGTAAGCAACAGAGTTATTTGAAAGTGCACGTTGTGAATTATTTTCCCACCAGTTCCCAGATTTTGCTTGAGCCATTTCAATGTCATTAATATTTGACAAAGAGATCATTGCTGATCTGCGGACTCCTCCGACTACAACAATTTCTCCAATCTTACACATAATATCATGTGCTTCAATTGGTTTTAGCTGTCGTCCTGTTGCAGATTTAAACTTTGCAATAGTAAAGTCAAATAGGTTGATGAGTGGCTGTGGACCAGATGATCTTCCGCCCATTGTTTTAAGTCGAGCACCAGATGGACGAAGTTTGCTTACATCAACAGAAGGAATATGTCCTGACCATAATAATGCAAGTAGCTCACGATATGCTTTAGCCCAACCCTGCTTTGAATCTTCAACCGTAATTACAGTCGTAGACTTTTCTAAAGTTTCTGGAACGGGAGGAAGTTTATTAACATACTTATATTCAACAGAGAACCCTACTCCTGTTCCGCACATAAGAATATACATTGTTTCGTCAAATGAGCGTGGTGAATCTACTGGAACAAATGAGCAGTTGTAACCTGCAACATGATCTCTATCTAATGCGGCACCTGCAGTCATTACTGATCTCATTGATGGCATTACGTCTCTATTATAAACTGCTTCTTTCATTTCTTGAAGAAGTTTTGAATCTGGAATATAATCTTTAGTTTCTTTAAGATGTTTTGTCATAAAGTCAAAATAGCGATCTACCGTCTCACCCCATGTTTCACGACGATTTTCTTCTGGAATCCATCTTGCATATCTAGACAATGCAATAAAGTTTTCATATGGGTTTTCAATAGTTTTTGACATTTTAAGTGTGACCTCTTCTTCCGCCTTACGGATTAATAAATTTTTATGAAACCTAAGTGTATCAAACTTTTTTTTAAGAGTCTAGGGCTAATTAAATTTTTTGAATATGTGATCAAAGGAATTCTTAGTCAACTCTAACCAATTATATTCTTGATGTATCTTAGTTGACTGAGCATAGTAATATCCAGAATATGCATTAAAGTTAAAAACAACATCTCTCATAAGCTCAACTAGGTGTTGACGGTTTGGCTCAAAAACTTTACCTTCGTGTGGAAATGGCCACGGGGAATCAACTAGCTTTGATTTTAATTTTAATGGGCCTAAGTATTTTTCATAATGTGCCCAACTTGCCGTACATATAGTTGGCATACCAGTAGCAAGGGCTTGGAGCGGAATAAAACCAAATCCTTCTCCATAACTTGGATATACTAAAACATCATGATCGTGATATAGTCTAACTAACTCTAGATCACTTAGTTCTTCTGTTATAACCTTTACATTATTATAAATATTTTGTGGTAAACCTATTATCTCTTTATCTATGTAGTTATTATAAACTCTGGTTGTATTATGATGATACGCTTTTATTGTAAGAGAATACTTAGGATTATTTCCATAAAGCTCTCCAAACACATCTACTACCATTTGTCCAGCTTTTCTTGGTGCTGGCTCTCCGATGTGAAGAAACTTAATCTTGTCTGACTCTCTTCTTCTTTTTGGCTTCCATATGTCTTGTATACCATGTGGATAAACCTTGATATCTTTATATCCGTTATCTTCGAAAACATTAGCGCACCAGTCTGATGTTGTCCAAATTTCATCGCAGTGATCTAACATATTTTTCCATTTATCTGGAATTTTTGTAGATTCCCACGGAGTATATCCTATTTGATATTGACCTCTGTGCATTTTAAAATGTTCTGGCTGAGCAAAATTTAATTGTACTGGAGCTTTTGGATAAGAATATGGAACCTCATGGCCTAACTCTTTTAACGAAGTAGCTATATTTGATCCAGCATAACCATATCCATTAGAGTTCTTGAAGTTAATTGTAGGTGTAAAAAATGATATTTGCATATAATCTTTCTGGTCAACTGACTTGACAGTAACTTACTGACAATGCTATTCTTATAGTTCGTTATCTCTAAAGGAGGAAATGCCAATGGAGAATATAAAACAAAAGCTTAGTGATGTTGCCCATCACTGGACCGCAATAGTAATGATAACATTATTCCTATTCGGAAACAACACGGTTGTTCCAGTAATGCCAGCATCTCAAGCTATTGGGGTGGAAACACCTAAATCGACAGTACAAATAAAGAAAGAAACCTTAGAGAAGTACAGCACTACTGTATACAAGCCTTCTGAGATGCTAACAGACGGAGAACTAAAAGAACTCCTATCAGCTGTTGGCTTTGAAGGAAAAGCCCTTAAACAGGCTTGGGCTATTGCAAAGGCAGAATCTAATTCTAGACCTATGGCTTACAATGGTAACAGGAAAACTGGAGACAGTTCCTACGGAATTTTTCAGATTAATATGTTGGGTGAACTCGGCATTGATCGTAAAGAAAAATTTGATCTAAAGTCAAACATTTTATTGTTTGACCCAGTAATTAACGCAGAGATAACGTATTATATGACTAAGGGCGGAATTGATTGGTCATCATGGTCTTCCCTAAATGGGGTAAGATATAAAGAATTCTTAAAAGAATTCAAAAATTAGAAAGGTAGGTATATGAAGATACAATACGTATCCAAATATATAGCTCTTTCAGAAGAGGGCCTTGTATCGAAAATGGAATGTCCAATCGATCAAGGTTCTCTTCTTTCTAATCTTGACGCTGAAGATAATATATTTTTATATTGCCTATCGTGTGATTATAGAAAAAATATAGGAACTAAATTATATGATGACATTGTAAGGATGGTAAATCATAATGAAAAAATGTAGCGAAAATGAATGCCAATGCGAATCTACTCCTATGGTAGTAACTGATAACATGGGAAGAGAAATATTTTGGGAAGACTTAGGTAGACCAGATGGACAATAATATAGAAAATAATAATTTAGAAGATAATTTGCCTATGGTAAATTATATTATGCTAGCTAGAATATATGACGTTCTTTGTCTTTTAGCCAGCAAAGTGTGCGGTGATGAAGAAATTAGTAAGATGGTAAATTACCATGAGGAGGGCTACCTTTTAGGACCCAGCCCTTCATATAACCCAGTAAAGGAAAATGAAAATGGATAAAGAAAAAGTAGTAATGGCAATGTTGGAAAAAATAAATAATGATACTCGTGCAATGGGTGTTGCAAATGGTGTAGACCTTATGGCTATTGAGCAGCAGGTAATGCAAAATCAGAATAGCTTAATTTATATGCTATCTAACCTGCATGACTTTATCATTGAAAAAGGATTATTTAAAGATCCCTCTTGACTTTGAAAAAGTCTAATATTACAATTAGTAAGTATTAGTCGTAGCATTCGTGCTCCTGATACTTGCACGAAGGTGCAGCAAGTCCCAATCGGATCCGCCTCTGGTTGGGATTTTTGCTTGTCTAGGGGTATAATAGAAGAATGATTAGGCAACAAATAATAGCCCTCAATTCAACCCCCGTAGACTTAACTGTAACTGGAGTTATTGATCCTCAAACGGCTGTATCAATCCAAAATATTATGACGACTGGCTTTGCCTACCTGGGAAACGAAAGTGTATCTTCTTCGGATTACGGGCACAAACTTTATCCTGGACAATCTTTTACAATTGAACTTGCTCCTAATGATAAGCTTTTTGCAGTTGGTGATGCTGGAGTATCAATAGCTAAGTTTATATTGGATATAGGATGAGCCAGCCAAGAATACGAATAACGACACCGCCTTTTGACCCGCTAACAGTAGAGTTTGTATCTACAGTAAAACATCTTGTTAAAAGTGACTATAATGGAACTATCTATAAAGGGCAAGCTGTTTACGTTTCTGGGTCTACTGGAAACGACGGAACTAATATGCTTGTCGTTAGAGCAAGCAATGTGGGTGAACCTACATCTTCAAAGACTCTTGGACTACTAGAACAAGACCTACAAAAAAATGGAATTGGCTATGTAATTACCGAAGGCCTACTTGATGGACTCAATACAAACGGGGCAAATGCTGGGGATCCTGTATGGCTTGGAGTAGACGGCAACTTAATCTATGGGCTAGCCAACAAGCCAGTAGCACCTGAACATTTGGTTTTTATTGGCATAGTTACACGCAAACAACAGAACAATGGCGAAATATTCGTTAAGGTTCAAAACGGATTTGAACTAGAAGAACTACATAATCTTGTATTAACGGGTAAAGCAACTGGGGATATGATTAAGTGGGACGGAACTAAGTGGGTTAACTTTAAAGGCGTATCTGGAACATTTACATCAGCAGATAGCAAAACAATTACCGTTACTAATGGAATAATTACATCTATAGTATAATATATATATGACCAGAGATCATTTTAGCAAAGTTATGCACAGCCCATACTTTCAAACAGACCATTATGAGAATGAATCTGCAGGCGGTAAGATGGAAAAAAAGATTGAAGGCTGGTTTAAGCGTTTCTTTAAAAAAGAAAAGAAAAAGTAATTATTTTATATTACCAAATTTCATCTTGATCATATTCAGGAATCTGTAATACTGGCTTATATAGATCATCATTTGTTAAATCGTATAATATTCTCATAATCGTCATACATGCCTCGTGAGAGTCCATATACCACAATCTGCAGAAGCCACCCTCAAAGTTTAAGCAACTTGCCTCTAATCGGCTCTTAAGACTGTCTACGACCCATTCCAGAGCGGCGGAGGCGATAAGATCATCATCTACATAATAGTTCTGCTCTCTATATCTAGAATCAGATATATACAGAGACAATTCCTGTACTATTTGTTTATTTAATGTAGTATAACTCATAGTGTAATAATAACCAAGCTGTAGTATATTATTAGCAAGATAGCCGAAGATATAATAAATGAATTATATAGATTCGAATGTTTCTTTTTCATCTTCGTCCCAAGAGTCGAAATTAAATGCGTCTTCAAATGACGCCTTTTTTAATGTGAGAAATCCAGCAACTAAAGATAGTGTTGTTAAGAACGCTACCGCAAATCCAAGTTTCTTTTTCATAATTATCCTAGTTGACTACAACTTATGTGTATCTCACATAATCTAACAAGTGTACCATCTTTTAATATTTTACTTGTATATCCATACTTATCACAGTATGAGCATTTCTTGCTTGGCTCAAATTTACAGCTTTCCATAGCTTCCCGCCTCAAAAAATCCAATAAGCCAATAACACTAAAGTTGTTGGTCCAAATATTAATAATGCTTGTTCCCATGCCATGTATTCATTATACCATGTAGGCCTAGTGAGATTTGAACTCACAGTCGATTGTATATAAGACAATTGCTTTTACCAGATTAAGCTATAGGCCCGTATGTTTGTATTAATAACCCACATATACAAACAATAATAGATACGATGCCTATCCACAATAATGTCTTCATCTTTATATTATATTTGAATCCTTCTAAAACGTCAACATGCTATAATTGACTTATGTTTACAAATAACCCTAATATTGAACAAATTGCTGATGAAATTTGGATCTGGCGTAACTTTTTATCTGAAGAAGAGAATAGCCTTATAACAAATTTAATGAAAGAATACGAAAAGAAATTTGAGGACGATCAGGAAGCCTTTAAACATGAAGGGCATGCCATTGATTGGTATAAAAATAAAACTGGTCCACTGATGGTAGAGCTAAAACCAATATGGGATAGAATTTCAGAACTTCTTTATCCAGAACATTACATCCATCCACAGCTTTTCATGCAAGTCATGCGTCCTGGTGATAAAGGAATGTTTATTCATGCAGACAGTCCAGGAATGAATATGGAACACCATCTCACTCAGCTAGATAGATGGTCAACATGTTGTAGATTAAGTCACGGTATTGTTACATACTTTGGAGATTACACTGGCGGAGAAATCTATTATCCAAACATAGAAAAAGATGGAAGTCGCAAAAATAGACCTCAAGATCCAGATGATTGTCTGGTAGTTGATGTAAAGCCTAGAGACTTTGTTATTCATGGAGCAGTGCATCCATGGGAACATGGTGTAAAAGAAATTACAAGCGGAACGAGATACGCTTACTCTAACTTCTGCATGGAAAAAGAACATGCCCCTGGAACATTTGAGTTATTTAATCCAGATAAGCATCCGCACATAACAGATACTGAAGAGATCATGGATTGGGTAGCTACTGTTTACCCAGAGACAACTTTCTGTAAAAAGAAGTGTATTTGCGGGGACTCAGCAGATTATCCTTATTGCGATAATACACATAAGATTGTAAATAAGCGTAAAATGGAAGAAGAATCTACTAAATCACAGTAAAGTGCGAAAATTGCAGTGCGGCGGGAGAGAGAAACCCCATTACTGTTATATTAAATAAGCCCAGATATATCTTTATGTGAGTTTATAATACATGCTACCTGATTCAAGGATGTGTCTATATCAATCTCATCTATAGAGTTAAATAGTACTGGATTCTTTCTCTTAGCAAATGCTTGCTTTCTAGAATCTTCGAGCAAATGCTCGAATTCTTCTTCTGTCTTTCCTCCCGCCAAAAATTTAATCTTTGCCTCGTTAATTTCTTTGTTTTTATCGTTAGAAATAAACTGTCTAATATAATACTTAGAGTCGTTTTTACCAATTGGTTTTACTCCATGATATAAGTCAACTGGGAATATCATTGCATCTCCAGCTTCCATCTTATACTCAAAATAATCTTCTACTATCCATGCCTCTTCTGTTTTACCAGTTTTAGAGTCTACAAAAGGAACTCTATCTGTGCCATAATGATTAAAGAATATAATTTCTCCACCCTCATAATCGTCGTTGACATAAATATTGAAATTAAACATATGGTTTGCAATTAGACCAAAGTATGGGACTGTATCTTGATGAATATGCATTTGCCAATCTTTATGAGTATTCTTATTTGTTTCAAACAGTACCAGATCCGCAGTTATAAATGTTCTATCTCCTGCTGCATTTCTTTTTTCCAACTCTTCTAGTGAAGTAGGATAATCTTGTGGAAATCCATTTCTATCAAAGAATGGGTCATCTTTAAGATGATCTTTATATATATCAAGTACCCCAAAGAATATGTCTAGACACTCTCTCTGTAGTTCTGCACCGTATACATCACTTGTCTTATAGTCATCAGATATGTTTGGGTAAGCTTTTGCATAATTACCCCATGGTTGCCAGTCATGCCACACATCTTTACCAAAGAATGGATCGTCGTTTGTTTTTGAGTCAAGAATAAACTCGTATGTCTTTTTTGGATCTTTAAGTGCGTTCTTAAATAAGAGTATTCCGTTGCCTAAATCTATTGGAGTAAGTTTCATTTGGTTTCCTTTGACATTCTAATTATATCATCTATATATTCTAGTCGACTAGTATTTAATATATTTTTAAATGTTAATAAAATTTTATTTTACTATTATATATTATATTTTTTTTTACTGGATACTTCCAGATTTTAAGCATACAACCCCTATACCCCTTTTATAGATTTCTAAAAGAGAACCCCGAAATTGTCCATTTATAAGATAGCAATTCATCGGTTATAGCAGTTGCTTTTATTTGACACTTCCGTCATCATCGCACTTGGAGTTTAACCCCTTGATATTATCTCCGAAAACTTTCCAAGGTTAGAAGTATAACATTATCTTTTTCATGTAGTCAAGACTTGCAAGATTTTTTATGGTTAGCAAGTGTGATATGTGCAAAAGCAGATCTTACTTCTAGCTCCCGCCCACATTGATCACATATAACGATTCTATTTGAAGACATGTTAGATATTGTAGCAGTATCGTATAATTGTGGTCAACTGCTTTTTCATATTTCACGAAATGTTAATAGAGATTTATCTTGTATGATCCACACTTTTGGCATGTCCGATTTGTCCATATAGTCCGCCCATATGACTGGTCAATGTGATGCACCTCACAAGGTATTTTTTTAATATGTCTTAAATGTCCGAATTGCGACTTGATATATGTCGGATCCCGATGCTAAGATCATTACATGAACCAAACGAAAGAAGGTCAAAACATGAAAAGTATTTTATGCGCTGGATGCGATAAATTTATCATGGAGATGCCAGAGGATGAGGCAGAATTTCTCACCGCCATGTGTCTAGATTGCTTTTAATTGTCCGAGCCTTATGCTACAATTCCAACTATAACCAACTAGAGAAAGAAGAACACACATGATGAGCAAATGGGATACAATTCAGGCCGACGTTGCCGATCAATATGTTTATCTAGAAGAAGATGAACAACCGCAAGAAGATGAAGATGGAGATATTTTCGGATTCTCTAAGGCTATGAGCATTGACCACCTATCAGATCAAGAGATTGCAGAACTAGCCCTAACACTAGATTGGAAAGAATAATGAGCGAAGGTATCTTCACAATAGAACTAGGTCGCTATGGATTCATGCTAGATACTGAATGGGCATATGTGTCTCTCTCATGGCCGTTGCTTATCTTGTCTGCGCTATCTGCTACAATTTACACTATCGTAAAACGAATGAGGAGTAAGTAATGAATAGGCTACTAACAACACTACTGCAAGCCGCTATTGTTCTGCCAACCTTTCACCTAGTTAAATGGATGATCGCCGATTTTAAGGAGAATGTACTATGAAAACGGAATTCGAAAAAGAATTAGAGATAAAAGAAGCATATGATGCAATGCTCGATGAAGTTTATCCCGATGTAAAGATCGGTTACTCTACATTCACCGCCTCAGAGATTCTTTTTAATTGTGATCCCGTCATGTATCATCAAGGACTCTTGGACTATACCGACTCAATAGAAGATTAGGGGCGTGTCGGCTTGACAAACGTCAAGCTGGCCCGCAAAGGCGTGGGGGACCAGTCACATTTAAGAGATGACCATTAAATCCCCTGAATCTACGGCGTGTCGATTTGACAGACAAATCGGACATATTGCGTGTGATGCTTATCACATA